AAAAGTATTATGTGATAAATACACTGATATTTGCGTACACTATGAAGACTGCGTCAAAGGTATTACTCATAAGATAAATACCCATGAAAGCGCACCTCCTGAAGATAAATACAGAGGGCTTCCAGCGTCAACTAGATATATCCCGGATAAAATGATTACTTTTGAGGCTAAGGGTAAACGCTACAAGATTGACGCCAAGGGTAATATATACATAGAAGATAATAGCGAATATTTTAAAATAGTTAAGCGCAGTAAACTGCGATATTTATTTAGCGAATTTAACGCTAATCGTATTAGTGATGAAGAATTTTTACGCAAGACTAATAAAGTAATCAGCGAATATAGATGAGGGGCGACATTATAAAAATACCCTCCAAC